CAGCAGCCGTAGCTGAACTGAGGCTTGCAGTAGAGCCAAGCGGAGCACCATTTGGTTCACCGTTCAGCGTTGCGTAAATTGCCAGTTGAATTGAGCTGCTCGCAGCGACTGTGTTTACCCGAGCTCCAAGTTCCCCAACCGTGATTGATCGCGCAAGTACAAACGGATGCAAATAAATAACGTTTGCCACCATTACAGCGGCAGATGCCACAGTGCCTTGCAGCGGTGCTAGCCAGTAGCCGGCCGCATACTGCTGGTTGCTGGTTGCGCCGCCGCCACCCGTAGCGCTTAACGTTCCGCCGGTCAGGCTCAGCCCGCTGCCCACCGTGATCTCTTCAGCAGCGCCTGCGCTTGCTGTGCTGCGGCCTAGGATTCTCGCCGTCGCCATTGTCAGTCCGCTACTGCCGATTGCGCCTGCTGCAGCCGCACCGAGATTGCTGCGTGCCGTTGCTGCATCGGCTTGGGTCAGTTGCGACCGCCCAAATGTCGTAGTGCTAAGTGCTGCAATTGCCGTCAGATCAGAATTTAGCGGCTGATATGTAGTCGCCGCAGTGGCCGCCGCCAGTGCTCCTGTAATCCGTGCATCATCGCCGGCGGCGACCGTACCGGCTGATGTGCCCACGTTCAGCGTTGCGGCGCCGCCCAGCTCCAGGCTAGTGCGCCCCGTCGCAGCGGTCAGGCCTGTGGCGCCGCCGTCCCAGTACCGCCGCTCCGTAAATGCCGTGTCCCAGGATGTCTGGCTGGCGGTCGTTGGCAAGCTGTAGCCGGCGGCGAAAGCTAGCGTGATGTCTCCGCTGGTTGTTACTGGCGAGCCGATCACACTGAACCCGGCAGGCGCTATCAGTCCGATGCTGGTTACAATGCCGCCGCCGCCGCCTGTTACGCTCGCGGCAATTGTGACCACGGCAGCGCTGGCGGTGCCTGAGGTGGTGAGGGTGACGTTGCTGCCCTCAACCAACTGCAGCGAGCCGCCCGAGCCTGACAGCGTGACCGTGTGGCTTGTCGCGTTGGAGGTGTTGCTGAGCGTCTGATCTCCGGTGTTGGTGCCGGTGGGTAGCGTCGGCAGACCTGACAGCGAGCTGTATGCGATCTGCGCGCCATCGCCGCCGTTGTGGTCGTGGCTGTTGCCGTTGGTGACGCCCTGCGCCGCTGGGGCATAGGCCGCGTTGCCCTCGGCGGATGTCAAATATTGGGGGTGTGGGTCCGCAGCTGCAACGTGGGCGGATACAGCAGTTGCAGCGGCGCCGGTGGCCTCCTTGCCATCAATTGCAGTATCCAGCGCTGACAGCGTGTCCCGCAGCTGCTGGCCGCTAAACGGTAAGGCTGGAATCGTTGTCATACTCCCGCCATGATCATTGTGTTTGCGCTGATAATTGTGTTGGCCAAAATCAGGCCGATGATGTCGGCGGCAGCTTCAATTCGTTCAAGCAAAATTGCGCAGAATGCCCCATCGCCTAGCTTCAAAGGGCCTTCCCTTACGCGATAGGACAACCCCTCAACAGTCATGCTGTCGCCATAGGACACCGCGCCAAACTTCAACGACTCGGCCATCAACACATGGTGATTGTTGATGGCTCGATCGTTAAGCACATACTCGCCAGGCATATCGAGGATGCCGAGGCCTGTATTAGCCCCGGCCACCACTGGCTGACCGAAGTCAGCCAGGAAGATGCTGAGATCCTCGACGAATGCCATTAGCTATCAGCCTCCGTACGCTTTCGCTTTGGGGCCTCAGCTGCACCGATGACGCCTAGCGCCACCAGTGCCTCAGCTTCATCGGCGTTCAGTGTCACCTGAGCGCCTTCCTCATATCGCTCCCCGTCATGCTCGACAGGGCCAATCAGGACTGAGAAAACAGCCATGATCAGGCGACGATATTTTGGAAGTAGTAGCCAACATCAGAGGCAACGATCAACTCGTTAACGCTCTCGCCAACGCGCACACGCTGAGCACCACGAAGGCCAACCTTTGGCTCAGGCATACTGCCCGACACACGATTGCCCCACTCAGCCGTAAAGCCAAACGTGACAGCGTTGCCGCGAATCGTGGCAACAGGGTTCTGATGCAGGAACGCCATGTGCTTACCCCAGCAGCGGGACAAGCTGGCGGTTTGACCAGGCTTGGCGGTGTTGATGAACGCCTCGCCCACAATGATCTGATCCAGCTCCAGCAGGTCGGCGACAGCCTGCAGGGTTGCGGGCTGACCGGCGGCGTTGCTGGTCGAGGTGTTGCCGGTAGCCGAGGGGGCCAGCGCGGCGGTGATCTTCGGGTGAACGCGCAGACGGCTCCAGGCCAGGCGGCCAATTACGCCGATGTTGGGGCGCATCAGCATTCCATCCAGCGCGGTTTGGATCGCGGTGTAGGGGTCGGAGTTGCTGTAGTCGCTCCATTGGCTGGTGCCAGACAGTGTGGAGCGGTTGGCGGATGGGTAAGTGTTGGTGTTGAAGATCAGATCAGCAACGCGCTTTTCGCGGTCCAGGGCCACCAGCTCAGTAATGCCGGTTACAGCAGTGCCGAGGGGGTCGAATCCTGCAGGAGCTGATTCCAGATCCTCATTAGGAACCACGTCATCCAGGCCGAAATCACGGACAAAGCCGGCGGTCTCGGTGCCGCCGAACTCAACCTCATTAGGCTGGCCCTTGCGACCTACAGCGGTCTCGGGGACCGTGAACATCTGATCGCGGCCCATCTGCAGCCACTTAAATTCCCGTGAAGGAACAGGCGTGCGGGGCAGCACTTCATCAGCAATCAGTCGGCGGTTTTGATACGCCAGCGTGATAGCGGTAAGTTCCGATTGAATCGGAAATGGAAAATTCATGTTTGCCATGGTTCAATTCTCAGAGATGGGATTAGCCCTGGAACGAGCCAGGATTTAGAAGCACGGCGCCTAGGTCGCCTACTGCACCGCTCACCATTGCAACGCCACAGACGCGGACGTTGGTGCCGGCGGTGGCAGTAGCAGTGATCGCGCGGCCGGTTGAATCACTAATCACCAGCTGACCGCGGGTGACCGTGCCGCCGTAGGTGACGGTCGCAACGTCGGTCAACTGAACATCAACACGCTCGCCAGATGCGGCGGCGGTTGCGTTAGGACTGAAATCAGAAACACCAATGGTAAAATCAGCAGCGGCAGCCGACTGAATAACAGTCCGATCATCTGAATCGAACTTCACAAAGCGGGCGTGGTTGACACTGGCGCCAGCGGTAAATGGTTTAACTAGCCCTTGATTGCGCATGGTCATGGTCGATTACCTCAGGATGCGGTGAGTTCCCGCCGGGCCTGAGCCACGGCGGCAGGGGTGGAAATTGTCTGGCCGTTGGCGGCGGCTTCCTTCACGATCTGACGAGCGCGAACAGCCAGTGCCTGCGGGTCCAGCTCGGGAGCGGGCTCGGGGGTCTTGGCCTCCAGTCCCTCAGGCGCCGGGGCTTCAGGCAGCGGGGCCACGCCTTCGCCGGCGCGTTGCTCGGCCTGAGTAGCGCGCACCTCACGCTCAGCGCGCACGATCGCCCGCGCGGCTTCATCGCCAGTCGTCTGGCCGTCAGCGGCAAATTGTTCAATCAGTGCCTCATGGCCTGGCACCAGCTGGGCGCGAACGTCATTGACGCGCTGTGTTTCCGCAACTGCACCCTCTGCACGCAGAGCATCAGCAGCCTCGGGGTTTTCGGCTGCCCATTCGGCAGCTAGCTCTAGAGGATTCATAGAAGAACTCGCAGAAGGCAAAATGGAACGAGATTGCACCCGCTCATTGAGCAATGCAATGGTCTCGCTCAATGTAAGGACCGAATCCGCTAGGCCATTTTCTACGGCCTGTTTGCCAATGAAAATCCGGCCATCAGCCATATCGGCTAGCGTTTTTTCTTCGCTCACGCCTCGCTGCATTGCGACATCCTGCACGAACTGCGCGTACAGATAATCAACCTGTGACTGGATCGACTCACGGCCTGCTTCAGACAACGGGCCATGCTGTGACGCGATCCGCTTGTACGCTCCCGCCACAATCTCAGTGGTCTTGACTCCGCTTGCTTCCTCCATCCGGCTGATGTCGGTATGTGTCGCCACCACGCCAATAGAGCCAACCTGGGCGGTAGATGAATCCAGCACCACAACATCAGCAGCGCTGCCGATCCAGTACGCGGCGCTCGCCATTGTGCCTTCAACGAATGCCGCTATCGGCTTGCTGCCCCTCGCGGCCATCACCACCGATGCTGCTGATTGTGTGCCCGCTACCGTGCCGCCGGGGCTGTCAACCAGCAGCACAATTGATTGCACCTCGGGGTCATTCACTGCCGCTTGCACGTCACGCGCAAACAGCTCGGTGGACGTGCCGCCGCTCATGTTTGACATGAGATTCATCCGCCGCCCCAGCACACCCTGCAGCGGGATCAATGCCGCACCGTCGCGCACCTGATAGGACTGCTGCCGCTCATTAGCAAGCGGCCGGCCTAGTCGCGCCTCCAGTGCTTCAAGGTCCGGCGATTCGCCCCTAACCTTGGCGTCGTAGATCGCGTGGATCTGCTCAAGGCGGTCAGGAAGGATCGCCCACGGAGAAGAAAGAACGTCGAGAACTGTCATGCCTCAGTCTATGGATCTTCGTCCTCGTCCTCATCTTCATCGTCTGGTGTCACGACAGGCAGCGGGGCCACTGCTTCTAGGTCGTCTTCCTTTCGGCGCCGTACCTCTTCGGCTCGCTGCCGGTGGTTGTCTTCCCAGTCGCTGCCGTCATAGGCCACGGTTTCCTTAGCCAGGGTTGAAACGCCGGAGCGCATCCTGACCTCAGCGGCTTCGGCTTCCTTCTTCGGATCTAGCGCGCCGGGGCCATCGCCGCTCCACTGCGCACCACACCACGCCGCGCGAACAAACATGTCACCGAAGAACCCCGGCGCATCAATTAGCCCCAGCGCTGCCGCATCTGCCAGCCACTCTTCATAGATCACCTGGCAGAACTGCCGCGCAAATCTCGACCGCTCAATCTTGAACGTGCGCCACGCATCCATCAACGCTGCACGACTAGCTGAATAGCTCGAATTGAACGCTTTCTGCAGCACCTCCTTAGGGATGTTCAACCCCATGCCAACCAGGCTCAGGAATGAATTGAAAAACGGGTCATAGTTCGGGTTCGGACGCCCTGGCGTCGGCGCCGTGATGCTCTCGCCAGGAAATAGGTTGATTGCCTTGCCGCTGTTGATTGTGCCGTCCCACTCCGCTGCTTTTTGGATATACGACGCCTGGTCGCCAGGATCGGTGAACACATCGCGGAATGCCTCGGCGTCCATCTGCGCGAACAACGCCAGGGCAGCGCTATTCACCGCAGCATCAACCTCAGCATTGCTGTAGCGGTCCAGCTGTTTCACCGTCGCAATGATCGGGCCCAGGTCGGGAATGCCGCGCGTTTGCCCCGGCCGCAGAATCCGCGACACCTGAATCAAGTTGCACCGGCCTGATGCGCCATAAAACGGAACCTCAG